TCGAGCGACTGCGCGATCGAGCGGCTGATCGCGTCGATAAAGGCGACGATCCCGTCGATCTTCTCCCGCGCCTTTTCCTTGTCCGGCTTTATCAGACCGGCGGGATCGCTGCGCGTCACGAAATTGTCGGCCATCCAGGTCAGGACCGGGTTTCCGCCGTGCCAGAATTCCGACGCGACGACCATCTTGAGGAATTCCTTCGTCGCGGCCGAGATCCCGACGAAGCCCTGTCCGACACGGACCATTGTCAGACCGTCGTCTTCCTCGAGCTGCGTCACGAGCTGAGAAACTTCGTAACGATCGAAGCCGGTCTCGAGGATCTGATATTGCTCGTTGCAGTCGAGGAAGGTTTGACGGATCGCCTTGTAGTCGATGACCTGGCCCGGCGTCATCGTTATGAATCCCTGCTCGTTCCAGACGTCGTAAGGGACGCGCGCTTTTTTCGAGCGTTCGAGGATCGCTTCGGCCGGACAGAAAAAGAAAGGGATCACTCGCGCGTGAGGATTGTCGTCGGCCTTCGGAAAATAGAGGACCAGGGACGCGACGTCGTCGACCGTCGCAGCGTCCAGGCCGGCGTAACATCGGCAGCCGACGAGCTCGCGCTTCCAGCGCTCGAGTACCTGCTGCGGCGTCTCGCCGTCCAGCAGTTCGCCGGTACAGAGCCGCCATTTTTCCGGCGAGAGCGCGCGGTTCGATCCTTGCGTCCAGACGTTGAGCCGGAAGCGTAAAAAATCGTTGAGCATCGTCGGCTGATCTTTCGCCTGACGTGCTTCCTCTTCCAGCTTGTCGACCTTGACCGACCGCCCATAACTCGGGTTGGCGCGTTCCCATTGTTCCGGCTCTTGCCAGTGATCGCGCCAGGATCCGTTCTCGTCGAGATCCATCGCGGATATATAGACGAAAAAAGAGTCGTTCTCGAGGACGCGATTGAGAATTTTCTCGGCGTAGTCGTGCTGCTGATAGCAGAACGACACGCGATCCGTCCCGGCCGTCGTGATCCCGATCATCAGCGGCTGCCGGCGGGATGCGCCGGACATTGAGATTAGATTCCATAGCGCGTTAGTCGGATGACGGTGCAGCTCGTCGCCAAGTCCGCAGCTCGGATTAAGGCCGTCATTTGTTCCCTCGTCGCTGGAAAGAGGCTCGAACTTGGAATTCGACGAACGGACGTGCAGGTTATTGCGAAACTTTCCGACGCGCCGCTGCAAGCTCTCAGACTTCTCCCACATTCGGACGGCTTCCTCGTGGATAATCTTCGCCTGGTCCTTCGTGGTGGCGAAGGCGTACACTTCCGCGCCTGGCTCGCCGTCGGCGACGAGCATCTCGAGCCCGATCCCGGCGCAAAAAGTACTCTTTCCGTTTTTCTTCGGAATCTCGATATAGGCTTCGCGAAAGCGCCGCGTCCCGTCGGCGCGGATCCAGCCGAACAGGTTCGCGAGGATGAATTGCTCCCAGGGATCCGGCACGAACGGACGGCCGGCCCATTCGCCCTTGGAGTGACAGAGGAAGAGCTCGAAGAAAAGGATCGCGCGCTCGGCGCGGACCGCGTCGAAGCGCAGGCCGCGCTCGCCGGCGTGCTCAAGATCGTCAAGATAACGATCGCAGGCCAGGCGCACGAGCTTATTCGATCGGATCCGGTCCGCGAGAACGTCGAGCGCGTATTCGTGCCAGATCTTCGGACGGTCATCAGTTCGGCTTTTTTCCTGAATCGCCGGCGACGCCGACGGCGTTCGCCGTCGCGAGGAAGCGCTCGAGCGCGTCGTTTGTTTGCGGCGGCGCGTATTTGCCCTTGTCATCGTTCGTTGTCAGTCGAGCTCGGGACGCCGGCGTCAGGCCGAAGTCGTTTAGGAAGGCGCGCATCAGTCGCAGAGAGTCGCCCTTGATCTTTACGGCCGGATTCGTCTTTAAGACGACGAGCCCGGTGTCGTCCGGATCCGCGATCGCGGTCACGAGCCCGTACTTCGCAATATTGCGCTCGGCCTGCATCCATTGAGCGTAAGTCGAGCAGTAAGCCGCGAGCGCTTTTCCGTCGACGACCGTCAGCACTCCCATCTGTTCGAGCCGCGGGACGATCTGATTCCATTCCTTGCGCGCGACTCGCGAAAGTCCCGGCGGCATCTCGGGACGGCCGAGATCCGCGATCGGCTCGCGATCGTTGAGCTTGCGCTTTCCGGGATTCCCCTCGAGCCGCTTGAGCGCCGTCGGCTTGCGGTTGTGTCCGCCTGATCCGCGGCCGCCCATTTAGCCGCCGTGGCCGACGACCGGCTCGGTCCAAGCCGCGGCGTGACCTTCTGAGTGGCTAGCCGCTTGCTCAACACCGGGGTAGCTAGCACCCTCATCCCTCGCCTGCTCGAAGACTTCAATCGCTACCTTCATACTCTCGATCTTCCGTTTGCATTTTGCGATTGTGTCTTTCGCGTCTTCGATGGCCTGATCCCAGCGCCTTACGTCTGCTTTTTTGGACTTCGGATCCATGAAAATCTCCCTTTGGGAAGGCCGCCGGCCTGAGGACCGGCGGCCCTGTTCACGAAGCCTCCGACTTGACGCCACGTCGACGATTCGGATCGACGTATCGGAGAACTGCAGCCCTCGCACAAGGGAAAATTAGCTGAGGGTGATCCCGGCCTGCGCTTCCATATACCAGATCCCCTGATAGGCGACGAACGTGACGAAGTTCCCGACTGCCCCGGCGAAAGTTGCGATGTGTTTATTTCCGTTTATCTTGTTCGCCGCGGTCGTGACCGTGTGAGCTTGTGCGGTCGTCGACATGATCGTGATCGAGAGGCCGTCGTTTTGATTCTTTCCGCCGGATGGCGGGCCAGCGACCGGCGTCGCGAGCGTCATCGCGTCGACGCCGGCGGTTGTAACGAAGACCGTCCCGCAGATCGGAACGGATCCGCCGACGCCAGGCGGCACTCCGAGCACGCCGCCGCCGCCAGTGATCGCGTCAGTCGCGCCGGCCGCGACCTGGAATTGAAAAGGAAGGTTCGCCGCCTCGCCGAGCAGAGTGTCCTGATCTGGCGAGCCGGACGGGACCAGAGGGAAAGCGGTCGTCGCCATTCCGAACAGGACCGCAAAACTTGCGAGCCAGGCGATCGGATGCGCGGCGAGTGACGAAAGCAGAAGCAGAGCGATCAGGTTCATTGTTTTTTCTCCTTGATGTGAAAAGCAAAAACTCGAAAAATCTTTTGCTGCGGGTGTGTGTGCGCGATTGATCGACGGTCGTAGGCCGAACCGGATTCGCAGAAAAGTGACCCCTACCCCCTGCGACCCAGATGTAGCGCGGATCGTCTCGGCAGACTGGCAAGGCGAGCTCAAGACGCGCGAGCGTGCTGAGCAGTGCGGTCCTCGCTCGCTGTCTTGTGCGCGTGATCTGCTTTGCAAGCGCCCTGCAGATTCTCGAGATCATAGAAGCTCGCCTCGTCGCCGGCGTGCTGCTCGATCCAGACCGCGGCCGGCGTCTTGTGATCGACCTCGGTACTCGGCGCATGTCCGCCGCAGATCTCTGCGATCCTGCACAGGGGATCACGACGCAGCACGAGAGGCCGGATCCTATGTCGCCAGAGCGCCGAGTCGTACAAGCGCCTGATCCGACGCCGGCGCAGCTCAGCCAGGCGATCGCGGTTCGTTTGCTGACTGATGTTCTGCTGTGAGCAGCGCGCGCAATAGCGCTCACGAGTAGCACGGCCGCAGCCAGGTTGAGCGCAGGCGTGCAGCTGACGCAGCGGCATCAGCTGACGGCAGCAGCGCTGTCTCGCCAGCCATGTGCGGCGACCGCGGTTGTCGCATCCTGGCGCAGTAAGACACCAGCGCATTCGGTTTCCATTGTCCAGCAGCCGAGCGCCCGCAGCTCGAGCTGTATCTCGGCCCTGACTGATTCGAGATAATTGAGGACAGATCTGCGCTCTCCGAACTGCAGCACAAACTGCGCGGCGCCGTGCTGCTCTTTCCAGCTGGCCGACTGCGGCGGTTGAAAGTAGACGTTCGGAAGCTCGCGCGGCGGCAGCGTCGACTTATAGCGTGTGCGATCGAAGATTGGCAGCCTAGCCGACGTCTGCGGTCGCGACGAGGGAACTGATGGTCGCAAGCTCAGTCGATAGTCGTGTTTAAGCTGAAACCACGAGATATCTGTCGTTAGTTGGATCGGAGACTTTGGATCGTTGGGGCGGAGTTTGCGCGCATGGCCGCCGGTGACGACCAACTCCGCGAGCCAGCGTTTCGTGTAATGCGCCGGTCGCTCGACCAAGGCAGACTGATGCTTCGCAAAAACCTCAATTCTCATGGTTTGGAGAGACACCTCGGCAGGTACGTTTCTAAACCGTTTGCGGGTACGGTGAGACCGTGAAGCCTACACCACAGCTTGTATGAGCGCATGTTAGCACACCCTGTCAAGTGGTTCTTGTGACATTCGGCTGGCCTTCGCCTGCTTTTCGCTTTCGGAATTCGTTCGCGTCAGGACAGGACGCGAAATGCGGTTCGAGTACCTTTCCAGGTTCGCCGGCAATTGGCGTCAGCGGCATCCGTTTCCCGGCCGGCGTCCGATACCAGGAGATCATCGCGCCGCAGTGCAATCCCTTGCAGCGCGATCGCTCGACCAGGCGATAACCGCCGGCCTGCAGTTCGGGCTCGCTTGCCGGCCACTTCATCGACTTATCTTCCGGTCGGAAGGCGCGACTCGATACGTGTTGAACGGGTTTACCTTCTGCAACCTTCTGGCGAGCCATCCCGCTTCGGCCTTCGTGTATTCGTCCCAAGCGTAAGACGAACGCATAAAGTTCTGTGATCTGCGCGGTCTTACGAGGACGATCCACCTTTTCAGCTGCGCGGGAATAGACACGTCGGCTTGTTCCTTTCGCGAATCAGCTGATACTCGATCCGCATGTCAGGCTGACATTCTGGACCGCGCTTGAGGACGCGCGATCCCATAACTACCGGCGAGAGTTCCCGGCCGGTGACTTCTTTCACGAAGCGCGCGATCTCGCCGGCAGCAGCGAACGGGAAGCCGACCAGGTCCTCGAAGTTGAGCCGGTAGACATGCCGGCCGGCGATCTTCGCCTGCGCGCGATGCATGTCTTCGCGGATCCCTCGCGCCATATTGTCGAGCGCGGTGCGAGCCCCTCCGTCGAGTTCGATCGTGCGCGGGAAGATATGGCCGATCATTTTCAGTTGCGATCGCGCTTGCTCGATCGAATGCCGGTCGAGCCA